AATGGCAGCAGTAGAAGAGTTTCCGCCAAGTCCACCCAACTGATCTATCACTGAACCAATACCAGCTTCCAGCAATTGCATACCTAGAGCCTCAAACGAGTTATTCTTCCAACTAGTGAATGTGAAAGAAACAGTAAGTTTATGATACCCATCAGCAGAAGAATCCAACTGCATGGAATTTATTGCAACAGGAAAAGCATCAATTAAATCAACAGAATATGATACTTTATTTTGTACATCATATTGATTGATTCTCAAAGGTACTGCATAGTCACCTTTGAATTTGAAGTTGTATGTCAACGAAGGATTGATCCACTCCAACCATGCGTCGAAAAACAACTTTTCTTCCATATTATCACCAACAATAAATGTCAAAGTGATATCTTGGAAAGTTGTTTGGTATGGATAATTTTCGACTGGACCATAAATTTTCATGGGAACTGTAGAGATTGAGCGGCTAGGCAATTCCGTGCTTTCGCATCTAAATTTTAGCTTTCTGGAAATTCCCAGATATGGTACCAGTCCAAGAGGTATAGGTACTTCTACGTCGAATCTACTAGGTCTAGCCACATCTGTGGAGAAACTAGATTTGAATTCTGATATTGAGCCAGCCATTAGACCACCTTACTTTTTGCTTGTATTGTTGATTCTTTGTAAACTTTTGACGCCGGCGCACCTCGCCAGCTGGCCGTGGGTAAGAATAATGCAACTTCCCATTCACTCGGCCGCACAGTTAATATTTTAGACTTGATTTGTCTAGTCAGGTACTGTTTCAGGCAAGGCCTAAACTCTTTATATTTCTGTGTAGCCGTCAAAATTTCATAGGTCAAACGCAAACGTTTAGGTTCATCCTGTTCATTCGTAATCGCAAGATTCATCAATTTGTCCATAAACATTGCTCTCATTCGAACGGGCAAATAGTGTAGGTTTAAACCAATGAAGCCTCCAGGATGTCTTTTTAGAGGTATAACTAAGGGGAATATATCATAATACGGCAGATCACCTTTGGTTGCAGGATCGTAAAAAAAGTGGTAGAGGCCACCCATAAGAAATCTTCCACCTTGTCGATCCTTCTCGCTTGCGATTTCTTTTGCAAGTTTTAAAGGCGACCTTAGACCTTTAATCTCATTTTGTATCCACGCGACAGACTGCCTAGACAAGAATTCTTGTTCTAGTGCAGTTTTTTGTATGGATAATTGAGTTAGTGTTGATGCCATCAACTATTTATGCTAGAACCTATACGCAACCAAATCATAATTATCAATGAAAGTTTTATAACCTCGATTTTCCAACATCCAGAGCATCCAAGGAACCTTCGTATAGGTGATGTGTGCGATTTCGATTTTGAATAAACTGGGAAGAAACTCCAATTCCAGAATTTGTAGGAAAATTTCATAGTCGGATCCTTCGGTGTCAATCTGAATAAAGTCGGTAGATGTGATGCTATGTTTGTTGATTAATTCTTTGAATGTCAGTGTTCGTATCGTTTGTTCGACCATATGCGGCCGAAGTTCTTCAATATGGTTCTCCGGATGTAAAGTAGTACAACCATCAGCCCAATCAGGAACTTCTTTTCCAATTTTCTCTGGCGGGATTCTGTAAATTGTGGTGATTCCAGAAGTCGTAGATACTGCCGAACATTCAAACTTCAAAAAACCAGGAGATAACTGGTAATTTTCAATCAACTTTTCAAACATATCCGGCAAAGGTTCTACAAGTAAACCTGTCCATTCATTGTTCATTACGTTTATATAAAGATCGTCATGGCTTACGCCATCCATTGCTCCGATCTGAATAAAGGACAATTTGCCACCTTTAATTCTATTGTATTGATTTAGTATTTCTTTGAAAGTTTTTGGTTGAGTTGGCGCAATCTTTGTCAACCATTCCAGTTCTCGCCTATCATCATTCTCGGCGTACCAACCCTGACCTTTGCTCACATTTATAATCGAAGTAAAATATTCTGTATACATTTTACCTATCTTTTGAAAATTATAGTTCTCATATGCCCAGTCTCTACAGGCTTTTGGAGAAATCGTATCAATGTTTTTTGCTGCCCAGTAAAACTGTTCAAATGTCCTACACCTAAAACCAGTTACTCCGTGCTGAACAGTTTCGGTGAAGGCTCCCCAATCTGTAGAAATTACAGGTGTTCCGGATAACATGGCTTCAATTGCAACATATCCAAAAGGTTCGTTGTATATCGTAGGACAAAATAAACCTTTTGCGCCAGACATAAGTTTCTTACGTTTTTCTACATCTGCGTAACCGACATATGAAACATGTGGAGGCCAACCATTAGGTAAATTGCAATCTTGTGGACCAAAAGTTGTGCCGGCCAAAATTAATTTCACACCCAACTTTTCTGTCACCTGAACTGCAATATCAACACCTTTTGACCAGACCATTCTACCACACATCAAAAAGTAATCCTCTTTGGTGTCACTATATTCGAACTCCGAAATATCGAAACCCGAAGGTATACAGGCATCATAGAACTTATAGACTGCTTGTGCAACATAATCTGGACCTTGGAGTCCATGCATCACGGCATATGACTCATATACTTTATACTTCGCAAAAGATGAAGGATAGCCAATACTAGGTTCACAACAAAGTAAATCTGGATGAGCTTCACACACAGACTTTTGTGCGGAACCAAAAAAGCAAAGTATAATATCGTGAGGTTGTTTCCGTTTCTCGATCTCTTTTATGCAGTTCAGGTTAAAGTTGTGATATACTTCATCAGATTCATTGTATAACAAACCTTGTGATTTCCAATCATAGTCACCATACACTTTATTGAAAAGTACATCATCAGTAACAGTAACGTGTTCGTCACAAACAACTTCAGATCGTTCGTGTCCATAATGAATTACATGCATACCTTGTTCTTTGAACATTTTGCAGAAATTTATAACTTTTTGAGTGAATGCACAGACTGTATATTCTTTTGTCGATACGGTATGCGGTACAGACAACACATGTAATCTAATCATTTTATTCCTAAATCATCTTCAGTTAATATTTTAAAGTGCCAACCCCGATCTAAACAAAACTCAGTAGCTGCTTTCCATTTTGATTCATTTACACTCCAAGTCACCACTTCATTGATGTATTGTTTGGTAACTCTTTTCTGAACTTTTGGAGGTTGAGTTTGTTTTTTGGGTTTAACCTCTATAATCATGACCTTTATTGTATCATCTTTTTGTCTAACTTTAACATAAAAATCAGGAAAATAACGGTGAACACGGTTATCTACCGGAGACTTATATGGTATAATTAGTTCTTCTGAGGACCATTCGACTATAGAAGAATTGGTATCTAACCAATTCATGACTCGACATTCCCAAGTCGAGCGATATATTATGTTCGAGGCATCTCCTCGATACTTTTGCGGATTTTTTGGTGAAAATCTTCCAGAATATGCCATAAATATATGTATCCTTACCCACTAAAGTAGAAAAATGCCTATTTCTATTCCCACATCCATAGCAGGAATATCTATACCCGGAGCCATCAACGGTCCATTGGCCAAATTATTCAAAAATGAATATGGCATCGATCTACTTAGTTATCCCAGGAATCTAGGCACCGATCCAACACGCAGGCACACCATAGTATTTTCGATAGAAGAGCCTGTAGGAGAAACCAACAATAATTCTAGCGGAGCAGGAACTTTCGTTAATGTGCTGGGAGAAATCTCGCTAGACTTGGCAAAAGGTGTAGTTAGCGATTTAAAAGAAGGTCTGGATATCCGTGAGGCCGCGGACGCTCTGGTTAAACGGACAAAAGCAAATTCTGCAAAAATAAAACAACTAGGTGATCTTTCTAAGGACGCAGTAGATGCAATAAGAGCTTCAGACGTTAAAAGACAAGCTAAAACTCAAATAGCACTTTATATACCAGACACTGTAAATGTACAGTATAACGCATCATATAGTGATACCTCGTTGGTATCCGCCTTGGGTACCCCGTATTTCTTGGCTCAAGCCGGAGTTTCTGGATATGATACCTTTAAGAATATACAATCAAGTGATGGCAGCGGTGCAGAAAAAATAGCTAACGCAGTAGGTAACGATCCAAATGTTAGAAAATTTGCAGCAGCGGCAATAGGTAGATTTGGAGGCGGTGCATTTGGTCTAGACACCGCGGCCGTCGGCGATTTATTGCTACGGGGCCAAGGAGCTGCCTTGAATCCACAACTTCAAGTATTATTCACTGGTGTAGGATTTAGAAGTTTTCAATTTGATTTTACATTTACTCCATATTCAAAAGAAGAGTCGGAAACAGTTAACAAAATTATTAAAGCCTTCAAGATGGCATCCGCACCAACAATAGAAACCAATGCGGTTTTCGGTCAAGGTCTTTTTTATAAAGTTCCGGACAAGTTCAAGATTAAATTTATGTATGACGGACAAGAAAATACCAACGTACATAAAATAGCCGAATGTGTTTTGACCAGTGTAATCGTGAATTATGCACCTAATGGTTGGGTTGCTTTTGAAGGTGGTGCTCCTGTACAAACAACGATGACTCTGCAATTTCAAGAAATTGAGATTATTGACAAAACAAGAATTAACGAGAATTATTAATGTTATACTTCGACACATTACCCAAAGTAATATCCTCAGACGAGTCTGGTAAATTATTAGTATTGACTAATATTGTAACTCGGGCC